CATTGAAAACGGAACATTATATTTACCTGACATTCCAGTATCAACAACTGCTTTTGAACGATTGATTTTATAAACTGTACCAAAATAAGCAGGCCCAGTAGATCTTCCAAACATAACTTTATCGCCTACTTTAAAAGCATTTGACATTTCGGCAGCTAAAGTTTTCTGTCTTGTTCGAACGGCACCTATAACACCATCAAGTTGTGCTTTATTCATTTTAGATATTTTTTCCCAGATCGCAATTTGTTCTTGATTGTCCATATTATTATCCTTTAAGTTGTGGAACTACTTTTGCTTAGTAGTCCCGATTAATGGATTGATTGATTTTAAATAAGCAATCATTTTTTTATGCTTATTTTCATAATCATCAATTTGTTCACCAGCATAATCCAATCTAGATAAGCCTTCTTCTAAAATAATATAATTAACTCTAGATATTATTTTAGTCCAAGATTTATACTTAGCTTTGAACTTAACCATATCACTATCATAAAATAAAAGTGCATCAGCCAATCTTTCAACTTCAAAACCAAAAGTTGGCTTGATCACAATATACTCCATGTAACTTCCGTTCACTGATAACTTAGTAGCCATATTATATCCTCCCTGTTAAATTATATTCTATTAAAACCAACATTAGCAACTTCATACTCAACTTCCATGAAGCCGTTACCACCAGGCTTAGCATAACAAACTTGCATGATATCACCAACTGAAGTTGATCTTGTATCAACACCAGGACACATAGTAAACTTACCTTTGCTATCCGAATGTATTGATTTCTTAGCAGACTCAACCCAAGACTCATCAAGGTTTTGAGTTAAATGAAATACCTTCTCACAAATAGTATCAGGATCTGTAAAAGGTGTTTCAGGAACGTAAGATGCAACATGATCTCTGTTCTCTTCAAAAGCAAAATGAATTAATCTTACTTGCTCAATCTTATATTTACTAAAGTTACTCATATTAACTACCTCACAAAGTTAGTGGTTTTATATTCAGCCCACTGTTTAGCTGCATTGATTAACACTGGAAAGTGTATTGCAATTTGATTTACAAATTTAACAGTTACGTATTTCCAGTTCGTGTCGTTAATAACAGAATCATAATTACTGTACTCATGTCTGATCAAACGTAATTGATCGTGATGAGTTTTGAATTTGATTTTATTATAATCTTGCTTAGTCATATTTATTTTAATCATTGTATATCCTCCGTAGTTTTTTGTAAATTAATTTAAAAATGCACTAAGCTCGAGTTGCTAGCCGGAAGCCTTAAGCCTCTCTTGCGTTTCGACGTTCTCAGTGCATATTTAAATTAACACAGGAATCTATTTAGAACGATTTGGTTATTTCAGGCTTAGCAGATTGAAACCTACTGCTCGGATTGTAACTAGGCCCAAAGCCAAAACGGAATTGTTAGATTCAGTAAATCGTGATGTTCGATTTTCGGTGTAGCCCCATGTCACTGGTATTTTAATGTACCCGATGTGATTTCTATGTTTGCCAGGAATCACTTAACCCCAATTCACTATTTATATATTGTTGATTATTAATAGATACAAAAAAATGCATTTTATTTGTGCATATTCGCCACGCCCCTTAAACTATTACAAGCAGCTTTATAATGCTTAAAACACATCAGTTAGAGCTCCATACAAGCTCATACATTAATCTATTATACATTTATATATAGATCAATATCATTAATAGAATAGATTATAATTGGGCCTATGGCCTATAGCCTTATAGGGCCTAAGACCAACCCTCTTCTGTAAGAGTGGCTTTTTAAAAACGCTAATAAAACTAATACATATTTATATAGATATTTCAATAAGACACCCTTACAGAGAACAGACAAAATTTATAGCCTTTTATCTCTTTATCCTCCATAGCGATTTAAGGCTATAGATATTAACCGGAGGATATATGAAATTAAAAGAATTACCACCAACCCCACCTATTTTTAACAAACAAGAATTAATTGCCAAAATTAATACTCAGCTATTAAAAGAATTTGACAATGGCGTTAAATTAATTGACATAAAAAATCCAAGAAGAACCTGGATTAGTTATGAATATCATTTAGATATTATTTACACAATTAATAATAAACAATCAACTTTACTACCAAATAATTTTTACGATAACGATAATTACCCTTTAACTTTTGAAGAGCAATTATATAAAAAATTATCAATAATAAAACGGAGGATACATGAGTAGATCAAATATGGTTTGCGATGAATGCAATGAAACAATAAAAGCAGATGAGTTTGCTTGTGAATGTTTATGCATTGATTGCGGGCCTTGCAAAGATAAATGTAAACCAAAATTAGAGGAAAAAAATAATGGCAAGAAAATTTAAAAGCTTTGTTGAACGGGCAAAGCCTAAAAAGCGGCCAAGAGTTCATAAAAAATCTTTAAACAAAGATGAGAAAAGATCGTTTAAAAAATATAACAGACAAGGAAGAACACAATAATGATTACTGCAGAACAATTATTAAAAGAAGCTGCCGAATTAAAAAAGAAAAAAACAGAAGATTATCAAGGTAGTACTTGGTCTGAAGCTGATTACTTTCCTTATAAAGAAAAATCATATTCTCATATGCTTCACACAAAGTATTTAAGAATGCGAAACATCGTTGATGGCAATCAAAAAACAAACTTTGAAGCTTTAGACGATACATTAATTGATATGGCAGTTTATGCATGTATGTTTGCTGCGTATCTTAGAAACAAAAAAGGAATAAATATGGATAATAATACTTTTAAAGTAAATGATAAAGTTTCCAAAGTTGGCGGCGATTATAAATTTGATGGCACAATTGTTTCACTATTTCCGAAACTTTCTGGGGCAATAAGAGTTGTTGTAGAAGATGATCGAGGAGTATTACACGTTTACAGTGAAAAAAATTTAAAACTAAGGGATTAATATTATGGATAATGTAGAATTAGACTATTTAACAGTAGCAAATGATATTCTGCATAATGGTATTAAGCAACCTGGAAGGAATGGCGTAACAAAACGTTTGCCCTTCCAGACTTTAGATTTTAATATTTCTAAAAATTTTCCATTATTAACTTCAAGAAAAATTTTTTATACCGGAGCCTTAGGAGAGTATGCTGCGTTTATTAGACAACCCAAACATATTGATAGATTTAAATTTTTTAATTGTAATTATTGGGATAAATGGGCAGATATTGATGGCGATATAAATATTGATTATGGAAATAAATGGATTAACTGGGGAGGAGTAAATCAATATGAACAAGTTTTAAATGAATTAAAAACAAATCCTACAAGCAGAAGATTATTAATTTCTGGTTGGGATCCATCAAATTTATCTAAAGTTGATTTACCTTGCTGTCATTACAGCTATCAATTTTGGAGCGATGGAACTAATTTAAATTTATTATGGAATCAACGATCTGGTGATTGGATGATTGGAATACCTTCGGATATGATATTAGCTTCACTTATGCTTTTAAGTTTTGCAAGTTTAGCGAATTTAAAACCACAAAATATTAAAATGATTATTGGTGATGCTCATATTTATGAAGAGCATTTCAAAAATGTTGATAGACAACTTGGTAACACCCTATATGCTTTACCCGAATATAAGTTTAAAAAACAAGAAAGTTTATACACTTTTTGGCCAAAAGACCTTGAGCTTATAAACTATCAATATAGCAATAATATCAAATACTTATTAAAGGAATAATATGATAAACGATATTAAAGAAATGCACAATAAATTCCAGGTTACGGAGTTTATTAATAACAATTCAGATAATAAACTTCTTTTACAAAAGTTTTTAAAATTTAGATTAGATTTTATTAAAGAAGAATTAGATGAAACATTTGATGCTTATTTTAACAGAAATGATGTTGAAGTATTAGATGGTTTAATTGACATACTAGTTGTAACTTTAGGAACTTTAGATGTCTTTAAATGTGATACGCCTAAAGCCTGGGAAAATATACATAACTCAAATATGTCTAAAATACCTGGAGTTAACTTAACAAGACCAAACAATTTTTCTTTGCCTGATATGGTTAAAGGAAAAGATTTTAAAAAGCCTGATATAAAAAATTATACAGGTTTATTAAAACAAATACTACATAAATAAAGGAGAAACATATGTTGTTAGAAAACGTAGATATTAGCTGGGTAAAATTTGATTCAGCCAATCCGGATCTGGGGTTTGATAAAAAATCACCTCAGTATAGTTGTACTGTAAAAACAGACAACAAAGTTAATGCCGAAGCTTGGAAAAAAGCTGGCATTAATGTTAAGCCCTCAGAAGAAAACGGGAAAGTAGTTTACTCTGCAACGCTTAAAAAAAAAATTTATGCGGATGCTGATGGTAAATACACAACACAACCGCCAGCCGTAGTTGATAAACAATTACAACCAATTATTAAAACAAATACTATTGGTAATGGCAGCAGAGGAAATGTTCAAGTAAGATTAAAACCTTATGAATATATGGGTAAAACCGGAATTTCTGTGCAATTGTTAGCTATGCAAATTACTGAGCTTAAAGAGTATCAAGGCGGAGATTCTTTAGAATTTCAAGCAATTGATACGGATACAGCTGTAATTTAATATTAAATATTTGGCTGGGCCTTCGGGCCTGGCTTTTAAAAGGTTTAAAATGAATAAAGAAATGGCAAAATTTGAAAATATAGAGCTTAAACATTCTTTTAATTTAGATCCTGATGAATTAAAATTAATTAAAAATAATTCAAAAAAATCTATAGTTAAACGTTTTTATTTACCTCTTGAGAAAAAAGAAATAGGTCTTGTTAACACAGATACAAATAGAATTGAAATTGTTATTAAAGTTGGAATGATTTTAGATTTAACTGAAATGCATCCTGAAGATTTAGAATTAATTTATGAAGATGCGAATATAACCGAAGAATTCCGTAAATATTATCCTTGTAATTATTTATATACAATAGATAGCTGGCGGATTGTTCAATAAAAGGAATGCAAAATGAAAATAATTTATGATTTAGAAACTAATGGTTTAGTAGATACAGTTAGTGAAATATGGATTGCAGTAACTAAGAACATAGAAACAAATGAAATTATTACGTTTTCAGATCATGATAAAGATTCAAAACCTTTAAATGAATTATTACCATTTTTAAATAAGTGTGAAATTTTAATTGGACATAATATAATAAATTATGACAATGTAGTTTTACATAAACTTTTAGGTTGGCAGCCACCGAAAAGTATTAAAATGATTGATACAATGCTACTATCTCAAATGAATAATTTCAGAAGAGAAGGCAAGCATAGTCTTAAAAATTTTGGAGCTATTCTTGGTGATGCTAAGTTAGAATTTAGTAACTTTTATGAGTATAGCAAAGATATGAAAACTTATGCTATTCAAGATGTAAATTTAAATCATAAAGTTTATAATTATGTTAGTAAAGAAGCTGCTGAATTAATTAAAAACAGACCATCGTATAAACAAGCTTTAAGAACAGAACATGCAATTGCTGAATTATGTTCAGAGCAAGTGAAAAATAAATGGAAGTTTAACACAAATTTAGCTAAAGAAAGATATAATTATTTAACTTCAGAAATGAAAATTATTGAAGATGAAATTAATCCTACTTTAAAACCTAGAAAAGTTTTTATAGACAAAGAACCAAAAAAAGTAAAATATTTACAAGACGGTAAATTTAGCGCAGTTAGTG